GACACAGAATCTTATATAAACACAGTTGCTCAAAAAGTTGGTTTAGACCCCAATCAAAAGATTGACTTGTCTGATCCTGTTCAGCGTCATGTTATTAGTGGCGCAATGTTTACTGTTGAAAAAGGCGCAAAGAATTTGTTTAAGTCAGCGCCAACAGAACAAGCAACACAAGCGTCTAGTGATCCATTAGAAGCGTTTTTATCAGGTGAAACAAGTCAGCCAACAAAAACTGTTCAGGCTCAACCCAAGGCTACACAACCTGCAGTAAAGCAACCTACAACAAATCAACCTGTAGAAAATAAACCTACGATTGCTAATACTGCCAGTCAATCTATGGCAGATATGATCAATTCATTTCAGCAGAAAAAACAAGCGTTGGGTGAAAAAGTTGCTGGAGCAATTGATTCTTTGTATGGCGCTACAGTACCGGCAGCCTATGGTGCTGTTACCCAAGCAATAGCAAGAACAGCCAATACACCACAACGAGCAGAAGAAATTGGGCAAGCTGCTGCATCTTCAATTAGTCAACCTTTGGGCAAAGCTCTTAATCTTACTGGCAAACAAAATTACGAACACCCATTGGGTAGTTTTGGTGAAAGAGCAGCAGACGTTGTAAACCATATGTTTAATGTTTTACATTTAACGCCTGAACAAATATCTGAGAAAACTGGGATACCTCCTGAAGATTTGAGAAACATGGGGGTTGTTGGTTCATTTGCTATACCTAGTGCTTTGAAAGAAACTGGCGCTGGCGTGGCAAAAGTTGTTCAGCCAATACGTCAAGCAGCAAAAGAATTAGAAGTTGTAAGACCTGGTGAAATTAAAAAAGTAACTGAAGAAAAAGCCCCTGCTGGTAGTGTTGGTGCTGCCAAAGTTGAAAACAACCCATTGGCTGGCAAGATCACAGGTGAAGAAGGTGCTAGAGGTGTATATCCTCAAATTAAACTATCTAAAATTACCTCAGATGTGCCAAAAGAAGAACAAGCAATTCGTTCTCAGGCAGTACAAGAAGTTATGCCAAACGCACAAGTTCGACCAGGTGTTATTACTGGTAACGAAAACACACTAAGAAATGAATACACCAAAGCCAAAATGGACACACCAGAAGGCCAATTGTTCAAACAGCAAATTGCTAATGAACAAGTTGCGCTATCAGATTATGCTCAAAAGAGAATTGACAACACAGGTGCTAGTCCAACCTTGGTAACGCCTTATGAGCGTGGGCAAAGAATTAACGATGCGTTTTCAGGAGATGAGGGTTTAAGTGGATTCTTTAGAAATGAGAAGAAGCAACTTTACAAAGAAGCAAGCGACAAAACTGGGAACAACCCAATTAAATCATCTAATGTTGAAGATTTGTTAAAAAATGAACAATTTAGAGCTGGTTTAGGACTGAAGAAAAATGAGGGTGTAGGAACAAGCGCAGAAAAGTTAATTAATTTGGCCAAGACAGTTGGCTTTGAAGATGAAATGGGTAATTTCCATGAACCCAATACTGTTGGAGCTTGGACAGCAGTACAAAAATCATTAAACAGTAACTGGACAGTAGACAACGCATCCACAATAAGAAAAATTAACCAAGCTATTGAACGTGATATTGGTGCTGCCGGTGGTTTAGAGTTGCTCAAAAAGGCTGATAGCTTACATCAAGCAGAAAAGGTTTTGTTTGGTTCTAAAGGAATTAAGCAGTTGTTTGGGGACATTGATCCTAATGGCGTTCAAACTGCAACTGCTTTTGATGCTATCCCACAAAAATTAAATAGCATGCCATTGGATCAATGGAAGCATATTTATGATACTGCTGAAAAAATATCTAATGGAAAAATAACAGGGCCATTAGATGCTAAAACAGGCGAACCCAAATGGCAAATTGAAGTACCTAACGAATTGAGAATTTCAGCACATTCTGCAATGAATGAAATGAAAGGTAGTATTGCTAGAGAAATTTACCAAGCTGGCGCTGCCAAAGCTGGCGAATGGAATCAAAACGCTGTAAACAAAATACTAAATGCAAGAGCAGACAAAATCAAAGCTGTATTTAGCCCTGAAGAACAAAAAGCATTCCATTATTTAAATGTGGTCGGTCACTTAACACCAGGTGTACATGGGTATGAGGGCGCTGGTTTACAAACTAGACGAATTGGATTGATTGAAAGCCACTTAGGTAAGATTGGAACTGCTACAGGGGCTACTATTGGTGGGGCAATTGGTGGCCCAGGTGGAGCTGCTGTGGGCGGTTATTTGGGTGGTAAAGCAGCCGAAAAAGGAGTTGCATCTATGGAAACCAAAGCACTGCAAAAAGCTGCAGAAAAATCACAAGAAGAAATGAAAAAAGCGACAGAAATTGGTAAGAACAAACTTTCAGACATTTCAAAAGGTAAACAATGAGCGTCAATCTATCCCCCATATTCAACGCTGTAGCCCAGACTAATAGTACAGGACTCCCCTTAAATGGTGGGTTTCTTTATACTTATTTGGCTGGTTCTAGCACTCCAATACCAACTTACACAGACTCAGCCGGAACAGTTCCTAATACCAATCCAATCATCATGGGGACAGATGGCAGACCCCCTTATGAGATTTGGTTGCTACAAGGGTATAACTACAAGTTTGTTTTGACAGACAGCTCCTCAAACCTAATTGGGACTTATGACAACATTGCTGGACTTTCTAGCTACTATGGCAATACGACAGCAGTCTCATCAGTAACTGGTACTTCACCCATTTCTGTGACTTCTGGAACAACGCCTAACGTATCTTTTTCTGGTGTATTAGGGCGTACAAGCGGTGGTACTGGGGTTGCTAGTCCTCCTGTGGCGTTTGTTCACCAGATCACAGCTCAAGCTATAGCTAGTTCAACAGTTACAGTTATTCAATATGAGACTGTTAACTATGACACAAACAGTATTTGGGTTCAGTCTAGCTATGCTTTTACTCCCAATGTGCCAGGTTATTACCAAGTAAATGCTAGTGCCACTATTTCTAGCACAACTGCTGGATATCAGGTGGGTTGTGGCATATTGCAAAATGGTAGCACTTTGGTTGCTTACAACGTGGCAGCATCTTCAGCACTTGGTAGTACACCAGTTTGTTCTACTATCGTAAAATGTAATGGTTCAACTGACTATATTCAAGGTGTAGTCGCACAATCTAGTGGTGGATCACTAAGCACTACTCCTAGTACTGTAGCTAACACAACATTCTCAATAGCTTTCCTAAGAGGTTTGTAATGGAAATTGACCCAATCCAATATGGCCAATTAATCTCCAAAGTTGAATTTCTTGAAAAAGAACTTGGAGACATCAGGGATGACGTTAAAAAGCTCTTGGAGCTTGCCAACCAGAGTAAGGGTGGCCTGTGGATGGGGATGGCGTTTGCAAGTCTCATAGGGGCTATGCTTCACTTCTTGGGTGAGAAGTTCTTGAAATGATTGACCCCATCACGATCTTTGCTGCTTGCAAAGCTGCCCACGCTGGTATCAAAGAATGCGTGGAGTTGTACAAGGACTTTAAACAAGACGGCAAAGACGTTGGTGACATCCTTAGTGACGTAGGTTCGCATTTGGGTAACTTTTTTACCCATCAGGAATCATTCAAAGAAGCTGAAAAGCAGGCAAAACTTCAGCCATTAAAAAACGTATCCATCAATCAAGAAGCGATGGACAGAATATTGCGCCAGCAGCAGTTGGAGCAAATGGAAACGGAGTTAAGAGAATTGATCATTTATCAGGTCGGAATGCCTGGTTTATGGCAAAAGTTCACAGAAATGCGTGAAATTGTCAGAAAAGAGCGAGAAAAAATCGAGCGTGAACAAAAAAAGCCGTGGAAGTGGCTGCACTTAAAAGAAAGCAGTTTATTGATAAATGGCAAGTTCGAGTGGCACTGGCAACAGGTTTGTTTACATGGTTATTTATATTGGCCTTACTCATGTATGGCATTCATTTAGACTATCAAAGAAGTAAAGGGATATTATGAGCTGGCTAGGACAAATTGCACCTACGATTGCCACTGCTTTGGGTGGGCCATTGGCTGGAATGGCTACTGAATTGATTGGAAAAACCCTTGGTATTTCATCTGAGGAAGTAACTACTGCAATTAATTCAAACAAATTGACCGCAGATCAGATCGCTGGAATACAACAAGCTGAACTAGCATTAAAGGCAAAAGCTCAAGAAATGGGCTTGGACTTTGAGCAATTGGCCACTCAGGACAGAAAGTCGGCTAGGGATATGCAAATGACTGTAAAGTCTATGATTCCTCCCATATTGGCTATCGGTATCAC